CCGAACGATGGGGTCGATGCGTACCCGGATCCGCGGCTGGTCAGAGCGGACGTAGCGTGCGGCGATCAGGCGGGCGCGGGCCTCGGCGTAACCCGGAGACCGAGGCATGTCACTAGCCCTCGGTGACGGACGCGGGCTGCGTCGCCAAGAACGGCAAGAACCGGGCCAAGAACTTGTCCACGACAGGTAGGGCCATGACGCGGGTGACACCAGCTGCGACGGCGAGGCCGGTTGCGGCCCACCCTGTTGCGGCGGCGGCGTCCTGATGCACGGCAGCCTCGTAGACCGGTGCGGCCACGGCGGCAGCAGCGACGATGCCCTGGAAGACGGTGCGGGCGGTGGTGCGCCACGGGCGAACGACCTGGGTTGGTGCGGTCATGACGGGGTCTCCTAGAACTTGTTCAGGTTGGCTGCGACAGCGTGAGCCCACGCTCGGCTTGAGATAGGACCCCAGTCGCCGTCATCGGTCACGTCTATGGCGCGCTGGATGGCCTTGACTGCGGTGACCCGTGCGGTTTCGGACTTCGGTCCCCATGTGCCGTCTACGACGGTGCCGACCCAGCCTTGGAGGGCTCGCACGTTGGTCAGGGTGCGGCGGATGACGGCTGTCGCGGCGGTCTGCGTGCCCGGCCCCCACTTGCCGTCAGCGGCGACATGGCACGCCCTCTGGATGGCTATCGTCTGCGGGATGTTGCGGGTGGGCTGCGGTGCCGGCTTGGGTGGTGCTGGCTTGGGTGGTGTGGGCGGTGTGGGCGGCTTGGGCGGTGTGGGGAGCGTGGTCCAGCGGCCCGCCCTGACGAACGCGTACAGCGCGGTACCAGGGCAGGCTGTGGGGAACAGGTCACGGTGCCCGATGACCTTCGCGCCGGCGCCAGCTTTGCGGCACAGGCCGATGGCGTCACCGATCGAGGCGAGCATCGGCACGCTCGGGGTGTCAGCGGGTCCACCGAGGGCACACACTGCGTAGTAGTCGAGGTTGCCCTGCGTGGTGCCGTTGGCTGCTGAGCCCCTGCCCGTGCCGCGCCCTTCAAACACGTTGCCGTGGGGGCAGACCAAGAATGAGTAGGCGATGTCGGCCCAGCCCTTGGTGTCCATGTGGTAGCCCTGGATGCCGCGGACCTTGTCGTCGCACAGTGCGTCGGGGCTGCTGCCGAGGTTGCCCTCGGAGTAGTGAACGGCGACGCCGAGCGGGTGAGCGCCGATGGCGTTGCCGGTGGACTTCGGGGAGCGGGCGCCCCATTGGGCGCGGGAGATGTAGGTCACAGCTTCACCCCGTTCTTGCTGGCGACGTAGAAGGCGATTAAGACGCCGAGGACACCGAGGGCCTTGGTCCACGTCCCGTCTGAGTTCTTGTGCGCGCCCTGCTGCTGGGTGACCAGATCGATGAACGGCTGCAACTTGCCGACCAGCTCGTGGATCGCGGTCTCCTGCGACGTTTTGAGGGCGTCGATGGCCGCGGCGAGGTCCACGTTCGTCGCGTAGATCCCCGACTGGCTCAGCGTCTTGTCCCGCAGTGCGTCGGACTGTGCGTCTTTCTCCCGCTGCCTCTCACGGGCCAGGTCGAGGGCGTCACGGTCGGCGGTCTCTTTAATTTTGAGGGCTTTTTCTTTCTCGACGTTGACTTCGGCGTAGCGTCGGTCCCGCTCGGTGGCGAGTTCCTTGTCTGCCTCGCGGAGCGCGTTGGCGTAGGTGGCATACGGGACGGTCTCGTGCAGCTCACTGGTGCGGGTCACTGTCAGCCCCTCATAGTGTGGCGTGTGGCGTGTTACACGCCACACCATCAGGTTAGGTCGGGCGGATGGTGGTGTCGCGTGACTCGCTGGTCAGGCTGGGGAGCTCATGTGCCTGTGGTGCTACTCAGATCCGCTGAGGGACGGGGTCAGCGGTACCCGCGCTGGCGGATCGAACCCTGGACGGAGCGGGTGCCGCGGGCGCGCATCACTGAGCGACCCAGACCGTCGTCGCGCTGGACCTGACGCAGCGGGAAGGTTGGTGGTGGCGCAATGTCGGCGTCAATCCACCACTCATAGAGCCGTAATGGCCCGTGGCTATCCCAATAGAGGCCCGGTGAAAGCGCGAACAGCGAAACGAGATAGGGGCCAGGTCCGAGGGCGGATGTCGCAGCGTATGGTGGGTTGCATAAGTTCGCAGCCCACCCTTCACCTAGGTAAAGGGACTCGAAGCCAGGGTAGGGGTAGCCGGCTGGTGGTTGCGTACTCGTATATGCGTTGGTGTAGCCCAACGCCCCCAAGGCGTCTTCCACCATGAGTCCCAGGTGAATCGCGGAGTGTTGCGTGGCCCAGTCACTCCCAGTACCCAAGTACTCAGACGAGTAGTCCCACGTATACACCAGCGTAGTGGGCAACGAGTCGAAGCGGATGTGGCCGGAGTCCAGTAAAAGGGGTCGCTGTGCCCAGTCGCTCAGACTCCCTGAGGTTCCTGGAATATCCACCCATGTAGCGTCCGACTGGTCTCCGAGGACGCCGGACGGTCGAAAGGTAGTCACTGGATCGGACTCGGGTAGATCCGCCCCGAGATGAACGTGCTAGTCGGGGACCACTCGGCGACCCATACCCACGGCGGTTTCGCGCTGGCGTATGTCATCCCGCCCGTGTCTTTGAGGCGACCGGTCAACGACCCTGTGCCTTCCTGCCCTGGCCAGTAACCAGCCGCTGAGCCTGGCCCGCCGAGAGCCTCGATCAGACCAAGATCGTCCAGGGCGTCGGCCTTGGCTTCGGTGCGCCCGAACGGGTTGGTGCCCGACAATGGGTCACCGACCAGGTTAACGAGGTGCGCGGGGGTGACCGGGCCGGCGAAGAACGCCATGCAGAACTTCGCAGCCGGGGATGACGAGCGCACGTCGATCTTGGCGATGTCGCCCACCTCACTGATGGGGATGCGTAGGACGGTCCAGAGCCCGCCGTAGATGGCGTGCCTGGGCAGGATCCCCGCGTCGGACTCGCCGTCGAACGGGACGACCTGGTCCTGGTCCTGGCGGCTGCGGCGATTGGTGCGTCCGGGCCGCCGCGCCGGGTCGAGCATGGCCTCTTTGTTGCGCTGCCGGATCGCAGCCAACGTGATGGCGTCGCGGGCGTGCTCATCCACGGTCAGGGTGACTGTGAGGTTGCCCCAGTCGCGGTCCACGGCTGCGATGTGCAGGAGCGGGTTGCCGCCGTTGTAGCCCAGGAGTTGGATGTTCTGGCCGGGCGTCATGAGGAACCGGCTGCCCTCGCGGGGGTCCGTGGTCAGGGTGATGGTCCCGGTCAGGCCGGGGTCCTTGTCGCGGGCCAGCTCCAGCTTCGCCGAGGCGGTCGCGTCGGCCTTGGTTACGCCGGGGCCGTAGTCGGTGTCCCGCTCCCAGCGCATCACGCCGGTGTATGCGGTGTTCGGTCCCTTGATCGCGCCGGTGGGTGTGTACAGGTTCGGGTCGGTCGCGGGGTCGATGGCCAGGGGGCGACGGTATGCGCCGGTCAGGTCGCCGCCACCAGAACCCACCGCGAACGTCGCATCCCAGGTTTGTGGGCCCACGACGCCGTCCACGAGCAGTCCGTAGTCGGCCTGGATCTTCCCGCAAATGCTGGCATCGGAGGCGTTGTAAACGCCATCGAGCGGGACGTTGCCGGTCAGGTTCAGGTTGTTGACCCGTCGTTGCCAGTCAGTGACGCCATGACCCGTTAGGGTGCCCGAGTCCGTGGATCCGACCGTCATCACAGTGGCACCACTGGCGTAGGGGTAGGCCGGTGCCGTGTCGGCCATGAAGTTCGGGTAGCACCAACCCGCCCAGGCGAAGCCACTCGGGGCGATACCCCTGCCGTACAAGGCGTTCGCGGTCGAGGTCATGTCACGGCTGAGATTGATGTCGACGCCGCGAGCACCCGTGGTCACCGTGTGGTGGACCGTCGCGGTGTCCTTGAGCCGGATGTCATACGTGCGGGCAGTGTTGGCCCGCTTGGCCACGGTCCACTGCGTTGTAGACGTCCACGCCGTTGCGAGCAGGCTTTGGACGTAGGCCATCTCGGAGTCGCCCGAGCTGCCGCGGGCCATCGTGTTGATGCCGGTAGCCTTCGCGCTGAGCGTCGGGTAGCGGTGGGCGACAACACCGTTCAGCGCCTTGGCGATGACGGTGCCGATGTCGGTGGGTGCCATGACCGTGGACACGCGGTGACCGAAGGTGGACGCCTGCCACATGGTGCCCGATGCGGACCACGCGGTGCGCGGTGCGTTGGCGTCGTTGCCACCGTCATCGGAGACAAGGTGGCCGGCCCAGAGACGCGTCATGGTGGTGCCGTTGAGCAGGACCAGCTCGACCGGGGCGCCGGGGGCCAACCAGGACAACGAACCTGACCCGGGAGTGTCCTGCGGGGTGATCTGCGGCAGGTCGATGCTGAACGTGACATCACCGAACGGACCTTCCTGCCGGTCCTGCCCGATGCCGATGGGCACGCCGCGCAGGTAGGTGACGTCCACACCACCGATGAGGACGTGGGGGACGCCCACCACGGCATCGACCACGGCGTAGGCGTCATATACGGCGTCGGAGACGTGGACCCGGTGGTCGGCGCCTGGGGTCATCGCGGGCACGGTCACGGAGTGCCGCATGATGGTCCGCTCAACCATGCCGGCCGGTGGCAGCGCCAGCGCGCCCAAAGGTGGCAGGGACTCGATGCCGGTGCCGGCTATGGCGGGCGGGGTGTAGTCGAGCTCGCCGGTGTCGGAGACAATCTCGACGAGGGAGCGTTGTGAGATGTCGGCGGTCCACCCGACGAGCGACACTGACAGGAACGGCGCTGTGGCGGTGGCCGTAGCGGTGGCTGCGGGGACGTGGTGCGCGCCGAGGGTCAGGGTGGGCGGCAGTGCGGTGGCCGTAGCGGTGGCTGCGGGGACGTGGTGCGCGCCGAGGGTCAGGGTGGGCGGGGTCGCCGTGGCTGTGCTCGTGGCTGCTAGCGTGTAGATCCAACCACCGATGGTCAGCGACAGGGCAGGAGCTGAGACGCTGGCGTGGGCCGCGGGTGCGGCGAGCAGTGGCGGGGTCTTGGGTGGGGGTGCGGTCGCGGTGGCGGTCGCTGCTGGGATCGTGAACGCGAGCGCGCCGACGACCGTGGCGAGGGTCCTGCGGTAGAGCGGACGACCCGGCTTGAGGAGGAACCCGCGCCCTGCTCTACGACCAGCCACGGCTCACCACCTCGACGCTCGTTGGGCCGCCACGCCGGTCAACATGACCGCACGACGAGGAAAAGGGATTAGGGGCACGTCAGTCATCACAATCTCAGCAATGGAGGTGTACGTGTCACCGTTGTTAACGGTGATGTAAACTCGGTATTCGTTGTAGGCCGTGGTGTTTGCGAACGTGAAGGTCTTAGTTTGCCCAGCCGACCAAGTAATGCCGCTTTGACTGTTCAGGGTTGTCCAGACGTTTACGGGTCCTAGACCAAACCGTGCAACACGGACATTGGCGCCATCAGTGTTGGCACTGACGTTAACCCGGTAGTAAAGGTACGCGGTGCTGTTAGTGAACGAAAAGGACTGAAATACTGTAGCGCTAAAGGTAATCCCTGTTCTGGTGTCGAGTGTCACCCAGGCAGAACCATCATTGGAACCCTCGAAGGTAAAGTCTCTAGGAGAGCCTCCGAGTTCGGTGCTGAAGCCACCAAGGAAGTAGTCGGTGTAGACCGTAGCTGCAGCCAGTTGAACCCGTAGCCACGCAGGTGCAGTTCCGGCGCTAGCCCAACGAGAGCTCCAGTTGCCGTCTGTAGCGTTGACTGCAGCGTACGTACCAGAGTCGTACTGCGAACTGGCAGTGGTAGTGCTCCCAGCCGGAATATCCGATGCCGCCACGCGGCCCTGAAACAACCAAGTGTTGACGTTACGAGCGAGGATGTCGTCCCTGGCTCTGATGGCACACGCGGTAACAGGCGTGAGGTTAGTTAGCACTGACCACCACTGCGGCAGTGCACTACCGTTGGTCGTCCAGTAGGTAGTAGCGCTGCCGTCAATGGCGTTGCCAGGCGTCTCGTTGCTATACCACTCTGATGCTGACGCAGCGCCGTAGGTTACGGTCACTGTCCTACTCCAAGAACTTCAACCACGCCGCGACGTTCGGGGTGCCCGACCCAGCGACGGTGGTCACCCGGATGCCGATGCGCCCTGAGACAGCCACCACCGGCTCGTCGCCCAAGGGGTACTGGTAGGAGTAGATCCCACCAGCAGGACTCAAGTACACCGACGCGAGGATGTCGCCAGCGGTCGGCTCAGCCGTGAACGTCTGCAAGGCCGTGCCGATCGCAGCCTCAGACGCCTCGTCGTGCTTGACCAAGGTCAGGGCCGCGGACGTGCCAGCCGTGGTCTGCCGGATCAGCTCCACCAGCACGGGCGTCTTAGTCGAGTCCGCACCGTCGAAAGACACCTCGAACGCCTTGACCTGCAGCCGTTTCGTGGCGCCGGCCACGACCTGCAAGAGGGTTTTGGCTGCAGCCGCAGCCGCAGCAACCGCGCTCACGCGGGCGATATGTTGAGCCATCAGGTGCTCCTCAGTGTTGTTGGGTTGCTCATCAGGCGACGACGACGGACACGACGCCAGCGGGGTCAAGGGTGAGGTTGATGTTCTGCGCGGTCGCGGTCTGGTCCGCACCGAAGTCCACGTAGGCGACCAGTGGGGATGTGGCGGCGACGCCCGTGTCGATTAGGTACACCAGGTAACGGAACGTGCCGGTCACGCCGAGGAAAGTGAAGTCCGAGGCGTCCAACATGAGGGTGTTCGTGGCAGCCGTGTACGTCACAGCCTTACCCGTCATCGTGACCCGCTCGTAATTTGTCACCAGCTGGATCGACGTCGACGAACCCGCCGACGTCGTGACAATCGCCGCACCACCCAGGGTCGCAGCCAACGTCAGCGTGGTACTGGAGGGCACCGACGCCACGAAGTACGTGGTGCCAGCCACCAGCGGCGCGCCATCCGTCATCGCGCCCAGCCGCACCCGGTCACCCACAACCAAGGTCTCCGCTGCAGACACCGTCAGGACGCCGGTGGTGATCGCCACGGCGACTGTGCCAAGGCTGGCTCCGACGGTCGTGGTGAGCTCACCGGCGAGGCTGGATGCGTACTGGTGGGTGTCCTGGTCCGGGACATACGTGGACGAGCACAGGACCGCCTCGACTACGTCCGTGGCGTAGGCGATCTCCTTGTTGAATGCCGACTTGAACGCCAGCCCGTACATCTTCGCTGTAATGGCCATCAGTTGATCTCCTTGATTGTCAGGGGGCTACGAATCGGATGACGCCTGCTGGGATCACGGGTGCGGCCCCACCAGCCAGAATGTTCACGCCGGTCGACAACCGGATCGCGCCGACAGGGACACCCGTCGCCTTCGTTGTGGTCGAGAACAGGACGATCGCCAAGCACGTCCCCCAGTCCTCAGCAGGGGCCGCGAACATTGTGGCCACGATCGTCTGGATCGCACGCGACGCGGCAGCAGCGAAACCAGCCGCCGTCGTCACCAGGGCAACCCGCTGATATGACGCGGCAACAACCTCAGTGACGCTGCCAGGGGT